GTGCTTCTATTGGTGGTATAGTTTTAATGTGTCACCCTGAAATGTATTTAGACTATTCAACAGATAGTGTTATTATAGATCCTTGGAGACAAGTAGAAAAAAATCCTAAGTACTTGGTTATACACTACGGAAATACAAGATGAAATATTTAAAAACTGAGCCATTATTATATTTTAAAGAAGTTGCTGGTAAAACATTACAGTGGTATTGTGGAGACGACTCTGAAAATTATAATGACCAAAATAAATCTTCTTGGAAATACTTTAATACTCGTGATAAACTATTTTACGAATTTAATAGTTTAGGTTACAGAACACATGAATTAGATACTCTAAACGATTACATTCTTGTTCTTGGTTGTAGTTATACTGAAGGTGTTGGATTATATGAAAACGAAATATGGTGTAATGTTTTAGGTAAACAATTAGGTATAGATATTTTAAATTTAGCAAAAGCAGGTACAGGTCCTGATATTGTAAATTTTAACACACAGTTATTTGTAAAAAATAAATTTGTAAAACCACGTGCAGTTATTAATCAGTGGCCACAAGCAACAAGAAAAAGTTTTGGATATTTAGAGTCAGATGGTTTACGTTTAGAAGATAGAAATGTTAGTAATTGGATACCAGGAACTAATTATGATAGTGATTGGTATTTTAATCGTTGGATAGCAGAAGACGGACAGTTAGAATATGAAAACAATTTACATATTAATAGTGTAACTAATTTATGGAATGCTTTAGGCGTTCCCGTTTTTAATTGGACCTTTGGCGGCGACTTTATGACCAAATATAGTAAAGAAATGGTATCTGTTTTAAAACTTGAAAACACAGACAGAGCAAGAGATAATGCACATGACGGTCCGTTAATTCATCAAGAGGTAGTAGACAAGATTAGAGATAAAGTAGAATGTATGATATAGTGTTTATAAGTTATGGCGAACCTAACGCGGATAATAATTGGCTAATACTTAAAGATCAGTTTCCAATGGCTAAACGTGTTAAGGATGTAGAAGGCATACATCAGGCACATATTGCCGCGGCTAAAAAATGCTTTACAAAAATGTTTTGGGTTGTAGACGGTGATGCAGAATTGTCAAGAGGGTTTACATTTGATTACGAGGTTTCCGAGTGGGATTTAGAAACAGTCCATGTATGGCGAAGTATAAATCCAATTAATGACTTGGAATATGGGTACGGTGGTGTTAAGTTATTACCAAGGTCACTCACGGTGAATATGGATGTCACTGTGCCCGACATGACAACAAGTATTAGTAGTAAGTTTAAAGCAATGCCTGAAATTTCAAATATTACTGCTTTTAACACAGACGAGTTTAGTGCTTGGAAAAGTGGATTTAGAGAATGCGTAAAACTTGCCAGCAAAACTATAAAAGGTCAAGTAGATGAAGAAACAGAAAAACGTTTAGATATTTGGTGCTCTGTAGGAGAAGATATACCGTTTGGCAAATATGCAATTCATGGAGCAAAAGTAGGAAAGCATTTTGGGGAAGCACACAAAGACGATAAAGAAATGCTTTATATGATTAATAATTTTAAATGGTTGAAGGAACAATTTGATGACTATAAAGATTCCATTTGATAATATTGTTAAGTTAGGCCAAAAGACAATGCTGGACAACAATTTGTTTTCGGTAAGTTGGATTATTGGACGTTTTTGTAATTACAAATGTTCTTATTGTTGGCCATATGCTAATACAGACAAGCCTGACTATTATGATTTACAAACATACAAAAACACAGTTGATGAAATAAAACGTCAAGCAATAGCCAACGGATATGACAAATTTCATTTTAGTTTCAGCGGTGGCGAACCTACAGCATACAAAGACTTGTTAAAATTAATAGAACACTACGAAGATTATAAAAGTAATTATTTAAGTATACACATGACAAGTAATTGCAGTCCGTCAAAGTCTTGGTGGAAGCGTTGGTTAGATATTACCGATGTAATGGATAGAAGAAGTATTACTGCAAGTTTTCATGCAGAATTTGCTAATGAAAAAGAGTTTGGTGACAAGTTATTATATTTACAGGACAACGGAGTGTTTATTACTATCAATCAAGTAATGGTTCCAAGTCTATGGGAGGAGTATTATGAAAGAAGTCAACGATTCATTCAAAGAGGGTTGCACGTTACTCTTAAGCCGCAATCAGATCCTACTGCGTCATTTGTGGTCGATGGTTACACGGAAGAACAAAGACAAATCTTACAAAACGATAGCGAACAAGAATACAAGCAAGTGCGTCTACAAGACGATAAAGGAATAGAATACGAAATCGATCAAGCAGAAAGATTAAATGCATATGGATTTAACAAATTCAAAGGTTGGAAATGTAACAGTGGTTATCAAAGTTGTATTATCAGAGGCAATGAAGTAAAACGCAGTTATAGTTGTCACGATCAACCATTAGGAACTATTACTGATGGATTTAAATTATTTGACAAACCTATGGTTTGTATTACACCGACATGTGTAAGTAGTGCTGATAGCAAGATACCAAAGGCAAAAATATGAAAATAGATATTAAAGATATTAAGTTTTGGATGGACGCTATTCGCAACAGCAAAGATAGAGATCGTATTCTTGAAAGTTTTTGGGGCGGACAATTAAAAAGTAAAGAAATGTTAGTAAAACATTTAGAAGATCATTACGACTTAAATGCTAAACCTAAAATTGTTATTCACGGCGGCTGGAATGGAGTACTTGCTTCAATGCTATTTAACAGTAAATTTTTAGACATAGAACATATTACAAGTGTTGATATAGACCCAACAGTTGAGGAAACTGCAAGAACTATTAATAAGAATCAAGAAATGCAGGGATTATTTACTGCTCGAACAGCAGATATGTGTACAGATAAGTATAATGCAGATATTGTGATTAATACAAGTTGCGAACACGTAGATAAAGTCAAATTACAACAATGGTTTGATAACATACCTCAAGGTACTATGTATGTTATGCAAAGCAACAATTATTTCGAACTTGAAGAACACATTAACTGTGTAAACAGTACAGGAGAACTTGCTGAGTCTGTCAGTGCTAAAAATTATAGTGTAGAGGAAATTGTATTACCTAAGTATACAAGGTACATGATTAGTGGGATAAAATGAACTACGGAACAATAACACAATACGGAAACTTTATAGAGTTAGATGTAACAACCGATGCAGAAAAATTAGTTGCATGGGCAAATGACTTTGAATGGGTAAAATATAATCCTCGCAAAGATGTAAACAGGTGGGGACTGAGTATTACAAGCCTTGATGGAGGGTTAAGTGGTATTCCCGACTTAGATAGTTTATATGAATATAATAAAGAGAATAATACAAACTATAAAGAAGAAGATTTTAAAACACCAACACCGGTATTAAATAAACAAATACATGATATATTAAAACCTTGGGATGGTTATTATTATAGAACACATTTCTTAAAATTCGGTCCTGGTGGATTCTTTCCACCACATAGAGATTGGAATTATTATACAGGTACACCTGATAATTTTAGATTAATAATGCCTTTGCGTAATGTAAATCCTCCGTCCTTCAATTTTGTCTATGAAGATAAAACACTACATTGGGAACCTGGCAGAATGTATTTCTTAGATACACAGCGTATGCATTATTTGTTTAATAGTAGTTTTACAGACAGTTACTGGATGGTGGTTAATGTAGAACTCAATACCGAAACTATCAAGCATACCTTAGAAAGGTTAAATCAAAAATAATGTACGATTACACAGATATTAAATCAATACATTTAGAAGTTACATCTAAGTGCCAAGCACGTTGTCCGATGTGTCCAAGACGAATCCACGGAGGACCGTTGTTAGACAGTATTGATTTAGAAGAAATAGACTTAGGAACTTTTGTAAATTGGTTTCCAAGAGACTTTATTCGTCAATTACATTTTCTTAATATGTGCGGAAACTTAGGAGATCCTATTGTAGCAAAAGACACACTTGAAATTTTCAAATACTTGCGTGAAACTAATCAAGGAATGACTTTACAAATGCATACTAACGGAAGTGGAAGGTCAAAAGAATGGTGGCAAGAACTTGCTCAGCAAAAAGTAAAAGTTGTATTTGGTATTGACGGGTTAAAAGATACTCATGCATTATACAGAGTAAATACCGACTGGAATAAAATTATAAACAATGCTACACATTTTATTCATGCAGGCGGAGATGCACGTTGGGATATGTTAGTGTTTGAACACAACGAAGATCAAGTAGAAACTTGTGAACAAATGAGTAAAGAATTAGGTTTCAAAGGCTTTAGTATTAAGCATACAACAAGATTTAAAGATGGTAGATTTGATGTGTTAGATGATGATTATAATATTACACATACATTATTTCCATCTAAGAAAAGTCGCGATATGATTAAGCCAGCCAAAGAAGCACAAAAAGAAAAACTGCCAACAATTAGTTGTAAAGCAAAAAATGATAATCAAATGTATATTAGTGCAAATGGTAATGTTAGTCCTTGCTGTTGGTTAGACTTAGAATGGTTACCACAGCATAGTTACAGTAGATTAGATTACATGGTTAAAATTAAAAAATATCCTAATTTGCATAAGAATACTATGCAAGAAATATTTGATTCAAACTTTTTCCGTAATATTGAAAAGACATGGACAACTTGTGGTATGCTCGAATGTGGCAAACAGTGTGGAAGTTTTGACAAACTAAACAAACAGTTTGAAAGGATAGAGCATGAGTAAAACGTTTTGTCCTTTGCCTTGGATACATTTAGCAACAAGGCCAAATGGCGATGTCCGTGTTTGCTGTACAGCAAATGCTTCTGGTGCAGGTGTCGAAGATGACAAAACAGCAGGTCTTGTAAAGCAAGACGGTGTTGCTATGAACTTACGTAATCATACTATTGAAGAAGTATGGAATAGTGAACATATGCGTAGAACAAGACTGCAAATGTTAAATGACGAGATACCTGAAAGTTGTCGTAAATGCTTTTATGAGGAATCAAAAGGTATTGTTAGCAAACGTCAGTGGGAAACAGAAGTGTGGAACCAACGATTAGATATAGATAATATTGTTGCAAAGACTGACGAGCAAGGAAATCTGCCAGTTGATATTCCTTACTTTGATCTTCGGTTGGGGAATGTGTGTAATTTAAAATGTACAATGTGTTCACCGCATGATAGTTCAAGTTGGATTAAAGAATGGAAATTATTGTATCCTAAATACACAAATGAAAATCTAAAACGTGATCAAAGTTGGAATGAAAACTTTGATTATACTTGGTATAAAAAAGGCACATTTTTAGATAGTATGAAAGATCAAGTAAAAAATATAAAGGAATTATATTTTGCTGGAGGCGAACCATTAATGATTCCTGAACACTATAATATTTTGCAGTTTATGGTCGATGAAGGTTACGCAAAAGATTGCTGTATAAGATATAATTCAAATGGAACTGTATTAGAAGATAAACTGTTTGTGCTATGGTCACACTTCAAGGAAGTAACGTTTAATTTTAGTATAGATGCATACAGTGAAAAGAATGATTATATTAGATATCCAAGTCAATGGAACGAAATAGCAAAGAATTTAAAAATATTAGACGACAGTAATGCTAACGTAAGAATTAATATTGCCTCAGCAGTACAATTATTAAATGCACCATACCTTGGTGAATTAGCAGAATGGAAAGCAAGTCAACAGTTTAGCAAAGTAAATAGTATGCCATTCGGCGGCGGCTTAATAAGTACACATCTTGTGTATTTCCCAAGTTACTTAAATGTTAGAGTTATGCCTGCAGAACTAAAAGAATTTACAAAAAAACAAATAGAAGTATTTGTTGACAGACAGAAATTTAACACAAATTGGAATAGAAGTCCAATGGGCAAAACAAGATGGATGGGACTAATTGAGTACATGATGGCAGAAGATTGGTCGGACAAGTTACCGCAAACAGTAAACTACTTAGAAACTCTTGACAAGTCAAGAGGAACCGATTTTAGAAAAACCTTTCCTGAATTAGGAGAATATATCTAATGGATTATAAAGGATTAATACCAGGTCAGCAACAGCATATTGAAGTAGATACCAAGCATTGGAAGTTTGGGATTTATCGTAACGGTGTTAGAGTTGTAGATCATATGCTTCATTACACAGCATATCCATTGGGATATGATGATCACGGGATTGTTGATAAAGTTTGTAAAAGATTAAAAAAATTTAAACCAGAGACAGGTGATAATTTATTTAAAAGTTTTGAACCAACAATTAACAGTCCTCATGTAGAACTTACAGATAAGTTGTTTGAGATGAGCAACGGCTACAGATCTGTATTTGCATTGTCAGGTAGTGACAGTATAGAAGTTGCAATTAAACTTGCATTTGCCTATCATGAGAGAAAAGGTAACAAGCGTAAAAAAATAGTTGGATTTGATGATGCTTATCATGGTGCTACTTTACTTTCTCTGTCTTGCGGAAGCGTGGGTTTAGAAAAAGGCTTTCATAATATGAATCCTTATCAAGATGTAATTAAAATTTCACCTGATATGAAACAGGAAATAGACTGGAGTGACGTTGCTTGTATCTTAGTCGAAACTTGTCCACACTATCAAACTATACAGCCGTACGGATATGATGTTTGGGAAAAGATAAATCAAATACAAGAAAAACACGATGTAATTGTTATAGTAGATGATATTTTTATGGGTGGAGGCAAAACAGGAAACTTTTTTGGATTTAGTAATTTGCCAGTCAACCCAGATATCTTTGTAATGGGTAAATCTATTACAGGAGGATTTTTTCCTTTAAGTGTAGCATTATACAACGAAAAGATACATAAACAGTTGCACGACAATTTTTGGTTGCATGGTCACACATATAGTTTTTGTTTATCAGGTGTATTAAGTATGCTTGAATATATTAAAATACTTAAAGAAAACAAGTATATGGATAATGTTTTTACTATAGTATCAACAGCAAAAGATTATTTTACAGATGCAGGTTTTGAAATAGTAGGCAATTATGGTTTAGTATTTTTACTTAGCAAGAACACATTTAAATTTAGATTTGTTTTACCTTTAAACGCAGACGAAGAATATTTTGAAGCATTGCCTGAAACATTAAAACAGTTGGACGACCGATGGAAAGAATAGCAATCACAGGGCATTTATCAGGTCTTGGTAAAGAGTTATATAATAGAATACCTAACAGTATTGGTTTCGATTTAGGTAGTAATCACGATATTGCTAATCCAGACCCGTGGATTAACACAGCATTAAATTGTGATGTGTTTATTAATAATGCGTACTGCGGGTTTCATCAAGTTAATCTATTAGAAGAGTTTTTTAAAGAATGGCAATTTACAAATAAAACAATTATTAATATAGGAAGTTGTGCATCGGATATTTCAAAGATAGATTATATAAAAAAAATTGACTTTTATCCTATTCATAAAAAAGCCTTAGATGATGCTTGTACAAGACTACAACACGTAAAGAAAACTTGTAGAATAGTAAATGTTAAGATAGGCTGGATGGATACTCCATTAGTTAAAGATGTAGATGTAGAAAAAATTTCTGTTGATAAAGTTGCCGATGTTATTTTAGATTGCTTAAAAAACAAAAATATTTCTAATGTCACTGTAGGGGGAGATTACGTATGGAACCGATAAAACGTATTCAAGTATTAGAACCACCAGAGTTTGGTGTTGCAACAGCGTTTAATGATGTATGGTTTAACATTTATCCAGGACCTCTTGGGTTAATGTGTAGTGGCGGCGCCGACAGTTCTTTAATGTTATATCTAACATTGTTACACAGT